AGCGCTTCCTGACCCTCCATCCGCGCACCGCGCTCTGGTGGCAGCAGCGTGAGCAATGCCGCCGATGTGAGCACCACCTCGAGACGCAGTTCGCTGGCAAAGCCGGTGGCCAGGAGTCCTGCGCCGTCAGCGTGGACGGCTCCCGGCTGCTGCCGTGCATCGATGCGCGTGAAGAAGGCGGTGTCTGCGGGCCCAGGGCTCGATTCTTCAAGGAGGCGAAATGACCTGCCCACCGTGCAATGGCGACTGCAACCAGGGCCGCGCTTGCTCGGCTTACCCCATTCGTCCAAAGCGGCTGCGAGACAACTGGATCGCGCTGGCCTGTGTGCTGGCGCCTTGGGTCGCCGGGTGGCTGTTGCTGCATGTGCTACGAGGGTGCGTGTCGTGATCGAGCTCGTGTTGCCATACCCGCCCAGCGTGAACAGCTACTGGCGGCATCCGACGCGCGGCGCGCTCGCCGGGCGCCACCTGATCAGCGAGAAAGGCAGGCAGTACCGCCAGGCGCTGGAAGCCCTGGCCGCCGAGCACCGCTGGCCGAAGCTCGGCAGCGCTCGCCTGCAGGTCCACATCGAGGCCTGGATGCCCGACAAGCGCAGGCGCGACCTGGACAACGTGCTGAAGGCTGCGCTGGACGGACTGGCCCACGCCGGCCTGTTTGATGACGACAGCCAGATCGACCGCCTGAGCATCGAGCGCGCGCCGCTGGTGGGCGGGATGCTGAAGGTTTCCGTGCAGACAATGGAGGCTCGACGTGAGCAGTGATCGGCCCCAAGTGGCAGAAGTCTTCCCGCCCGAAGTGCGCGAGGCCCTTGTGCGAGCGGCGAACACCAGCACCACCTTCGATCCGATGGCGCGTCAGAAGGCGATCGAGCGCGTGCAGGACTGGGCGCGGTGGAAGTACCCGGAGTTGTTCCGGCGTGAAGCCGAATGAACGCCAAGCGCGTCGTCAAGGTCAACGAGCGCGGTCTGCGCATCGGTGAGGACCATCCGAATGCGAAGTTGACCGACGCCGAGGTCGAGCTGCTGCTCGTTCTGCGTCGCGAGGGCTGGGGGTATCGGCGGCTGGCCGCGAAGTTCGAGGTGGCGCGCAACCTTGTGGTGCTGATCTGCCGGGGCAAGCGTCGGAACCAGACCTGCGCGGGCCACAAGGTGGTACACGTAGGAGGCTGACATGACGGCACCCTGCAGGCGTGAAAGTGACACCTGAAAGGAAAGCTGCGTTCTGTGCTGCCCTGGCTGAAGCTGGCGGCAATGTCAGTCGCGCGTGCGAAGCCGTGGACGTCACCCGGATGACTGCTTATCGGTGGCGCACCGAAGATGAAGCGTTCGCGAGGGCTTGGGATGAAGCCAAAGCGATAGGTCTGGATGCCCTGGAGGACGAGGCGACTCGGCGTGCCTTTGAGGGCTGCGACAAGCCAGTTTTCCACCAGGGTGTGAAATGCGGCACGATCCGGGAATACAGCGACACGCTGGCGATCTTCCTGCTCAAAGGCGGCAAGCCTGAGAAGTACCGCGAGAACAGCAAAGTCGAGCTTCATGGATCGCTGGATTTGCGCCGCATGAGCGACGAGGAATTGGATGCGGAGATCGCATCGCTGGCCACTCGTCTTGCCGCGGCAAAGCCTGGTGATGCAGGCAACGGTTCAGAGTCCTGAACGCACGGCGAAAGAAGCCCTGCTGTTGATGCTGCGCGAGCGCGCGGCTCGCTTGCCTATCTGGAAGCCACTGCCAGGCCCGCAGACCCAGGCCTACGAATCGCTGGCGGATGTGATCGGCTACGGCGGCGCTGCTGGCGGCGGCAAGACCGACCTGGCGTGCGGCAAGGCCCTCACGCAGCACCGCAAGGTGGCCATCTTCCGCCGCGAGGCGACGCAACTCACCGGCATCATCGATCGCTTGTCGGAGGTCTTGGGCGGCCGTGAGGGCTACAACGGCGCCGACCGAATCTGGCGCAACGCTGGCCCGCGATCGGTGCAGATCGAGTTCGGCAGCGTGCCCAACCTCGGCGACGAGACGAAGCACCAGGGCCGACCGAAGGACCTGCTTGTGATCGACGAAGGCGCGAACTTCCTTGAGCAGCAGGTTCGGTTCCTCATGGGTTGGGTGCGCTCGACGGTGCCCGGCCAGCGCCAGCAGACGCTGATCACGTTCAACCCGCCGACGAGTGCCGAAGGCCGCTGGATCGTCGACTTCTTCGGGCCGTGGATTGATCGCCGACACCCGCTGTACCCGACGCCGCCCGGGGTGCTGCGCTACGTCGCTGTGGTCGACGGCAAAGACGACTGGAGCCGGCCCGATGACGCACGGCCGTTCGTGGTCAGCAAAGGCCAGCGCGTCTACGACTTCGACCCGGCCGACTACAAGCCGACCGAGATCATCACGCCGCAGTCGCGCACGTTCATCCCGTCGCGCATCTCGGACAACCCGTACCTGATGGGGACCGGCTACATGACCACGCTGCAAGCGATGCCCGAGCCGCTGCGCTCGCAGATGCTCAGCGGCGACTTCGAGGCCGGCATGGGCGACGATCCGTGGCAGGTGATCCCGACGGCTTGGGTCGAGATCGCGATGGCGCGCTGGAAAGCGCGCAGCCCGCGCGGCGAGATGCTGGGCATGGGCGTCGACGTGGCGCGCGGCGGCAAGGACAGCACGACGATCGCCACGAAACACCGGACCGAGGACGGCGGTCCGTGGTTCGACCAGCTCAAGCGCCACCCGGGCACCGAGACGCCGGACGGCCCGAAGGTGGCCGGCCTGGTGGTGGCCGAGTTGCGGGATGCGGCGCCCATCATGCTCGACGTGATCGGCGTGGGCGCCAGCCCATACGATGTGCTCAACGGCATGGGCTTGCCGGTCTACGGTGTGAACGTTGCGGAGAAGGCCGATGGACTGGACCGCTCGGGGCGCTTCACGTTCTTCAACCTGCGATCGCAGCTGTGGTGGCGCATGCGCGAAGCGCTGGACCCGGCCAACGACATGGGTCTCGCACTTCCGCCCGACAAGGAACTGCTGGCCGAGCTGTGCGCGCCGAAGTGGGAACTGCAGGGGGCCAAGATCAAGGTCGAGAGCCGCGACGAGATCGTCAAGCGCATCGGCCGGTCACCTGACGCCGCCACTGCCGTGGTGCTGGCCAACATGGACATGCCCAAGCTGCACCTGATTCCGGGGCGCTCCGGCGGCGCCTTGCCGGCCGGTACACGTACCAACGCCCCCGCAGACCACGATCCCTACGCGTCAATGCGCTAGGGCCACCGTGCTGCAAATCACCGAGGAATCCGTCACCGCGAACATCGACCAGGCGGCGCCGCTGCTGCGCGCGCACTGGGACGAGATCGCCCGCAACAAGGACGTGATGGTCCTCAAGCCGAACGTCGCGGCCTACGCGGCGCTCGAAGCCGCCGGCCTGCTGATCTGCCTGGTGGCTCGCGACGGCGACGAGATCGTCGGCTACTGCGTGTCGGTCCTGAACCGCAGCCACCTGCATTACGCCGACCTGTGCACCGCGATGAACGACGTGCTGTACGTGCGGCCGGAGTACCGCGGCGCCTCGCGCGTCGGCCTGAAGCTGATCGCCGAGATGGAGCGGCTGGCGGCCGAGCGCGGCGCGCAGCTGGTGCTGTGGCACGCCAAGGAGCACACCGCGCTCGCGGGCCTGCTGCCGCGGTTGGGCTACGAGGTGCAGGACGTGATGTTCAGCCGGAGGGTGTAATGGCGTTTTCCGCAGGCTCCTACGCGCTCCTGGCTGCCGCTCAGATCGGTTCACAGGTGTATCAGGCCGATCAAGCCCGCTCGGCCCAGAACAAGGCTTCCGATCAGGCCAAGGCTAACGCCACCAAACAGGCGACAGCGTCCGACGAGGCTCAGAACGCGGCCAACGCGAAGGGGCCGAACACCGGCGCGATCCTGTCGGCCGTCCAGCAGATGGCCAAGGGAGGCCCGAGCAGCACCATGCTGACCGGCCCGTCGGGTGTCGACCCGTCGCAGCTAACGCTCGGCAAGAGCACGCTGCTCGGCGGCACGGCCACGCCGCCGGGGAGCTGACGACATGTCGGCAGACCGCGACCAGCTCGCCACGCGCTGGAGCCAACTGAAGACCGAGCGCGCGACCTGGTGGTCGCACTGGAAAGAGCTGTCGACGTTCCTGCAGCCCTACATGGGCCGCTTCTTCGTACAGGACCGCAACAAGGGCCAGCGGCGCGCCAACTCGATCTACGACAACACCGGGCTGCGCTGCGTGCAGATCCTCGGCGCCGGGATGATGGGCGGCATGACCAGCCCGGCCCGGCCGTGGTTCCGGCTCACGACACCGGACAAGCGCCTGGCCAAGCGGGCGCCGGTCAAGCAGTGGCTGTCGGACACCACGCAGCTGATGCTCGACATCTTCGCGAAGTCGAACACCTACCGTGCGCTGCACTCCGGCTACAAGGAACTGGGCGTCTTCGGCACCCAGGCCAAGGTGGTGCTGGCTGATTTCAAGACGGTCATCCACCACCAGCAGCTGACCTGCGGCGAGTATGCGGTCGCGGCGAACTACCGCGGCGAGGTGGACACGCTGTACCGCGAGTTCGAAAAGACGGTCTACGAGCTCGTGGCCGAATTCGGCTACGAGAACTGCAGCCAGCTGGTGAAGAACCTTTACACCCGCGGGTCGCTCGACACGTGGGTGCCGATGCTGCACGCGATCGAGCCGCGCACTGCGCGCGACCCGAGCAAGCGCGACGCGAAGAACATGCCCTGGCGGTCGGTCTACTGGGAACAGGCCGCCGACAAGGGCCAGTACCTGCGCGACTCCGGGTTCAAGCGCTTCCCCGCGCTGGTGTCGCGCTGGGACGTGTCGGGCGGCGACATCTACGGAAACAGCCCTGGCATGGAGTCGCTGGGCGACGTGAAGCAGCTGCAGCACCAGCAGCTGCGCAAGGGCCAGGCGATCGACTTCCTGACCAAGCCACCACTGCAGGCCCCTACATCGATCAAGAACCGCGAGCTGCAGATGCTGCCCGGCGGCGTGACCTACGTCGATACCGTGGGCGCGCAGAACGCGATCCAGACGATGTTCGACGTGCGGCTGGACTTGAACCACCTGCTGGCCGACATCCAGGACGTGCGCGAGCGCGTGCGCAGCGCGTTCTACGCCGACCTGTTCCTCATGCTCGACAACGACACCAACCCGCGGATGACCGCGACCGAGGTGGCCGAGCGGCACGAGGAAAAACTGATGATGCTCGGCCCCACCGTCGAGCGCCTGCACAACGAGGAGCTGATGCCGCTCATCGAGGTGACGTTCGCGCACATGCTCGAAGCGGGCATCGTGCCGCCTCCGCCGCCCGAGATGCACGGCCAGCAGCTGAACGTCGATTTCGTGTCGATGCTCGCGCAGGCCCAGCGCGCGGTGGCCACCAACAGCGTGGACCGTTTCGTCGGCAACCTTGGCGCCATCGCGCAGATGAAGCCCGACGTGCTGGACAAGTTCGACGAGGACGAGTGGGCCGAGCAGTACGCCGACATGCTCGGCATCGACCCGTCGCTGATCGTCGCCAACGACAAGGTCGCGCTGATCCGCAAGGCGCGCGCTCAAGCCCAGCAGCAGGCCGCGCAGGCCCAGGCCGCCAACCAGGCCGCCGATACCGCGCAGAAGCTGGCCAACAGCGGCACGTCCAGCGACAACGCGCTTGGCGCCATCCTCAACCCGGCCAACCCCCTGGGCAACCTGGGTCGCGCGTACGCCGTGCCAGCCCAGCAGCAAACCTCGCCGGTGGCCGGTTTCTCTGGCTACAGCTGATCGGAGGTCACATGGCAGGCAACTGGATCGACGGCGCTACTGCCCACGCCCATGGACAGTTCGCGCGCAAGGCCGCCAAGGCGGGCATGACCACCCGCGCGTACGCCGAGAAGAACAAGGACGCGCCCGGGAAGCTGGGCGAGCAGGCGCGGCTCGCGCTGACGCTGATGGGCATGCACAGCAAGTCGCACGCCGAAACCCTCTACGGCAAGAAGGACTGAAAGCCATGGCCCTCGTCAGCATGAACGTCAAGAGCGACGACTACGCGCCGTCCTCCGATTACGACGCGTCGCCGTGCCTGTACCTGAGCGACGAACAGTGCAAAGCGCTCGGCATCACGGTGCCACCGGCCGCGGGCACGCGCGTGGCAATCCAGGGCGTGGCGATGGTGCAGTCGGCCACGCAGAGCATCGATGGCGATGACGACGACCCCGACGTGCGGCTCACGCTGCAGGTGACGCACCTGGCGGTCGAAGGGGTCGCCGAAGCGAAGAACGCCGGAACGATGCTCTACGGAGGCTGAGATGCTCGTCGAACTGACCCAGACCTTTGATTTCGGCAGCCGTCGCTATTCGGCCGGCCAGAGCGTCGACATCGACCCGCAGCTCGGCACGCGCTGGATTGCCGAGGGCAAAGCGACGATCGCGGGCGCGGTGCCGCAGTCGGCGCTCGAAGCGACCGGCGGCTCGGTGCTGCCGTGGTTCGCCACGCGCCTGGGCATCGTCGGTGACAGCATCTCGCAGGGCATTTCCTCGGCGCCGCTCACCGGCAACTTCGCGGGGCTGATGGAGCCGCTGGTCGCCTCCAATGGCGGCCTGAACGGCGCGCTGTTCACGGCCAACGTCGTCGCGTTCCACGGCGCGCAGCGGAACTGCCCAGCGGGCAACGGCACGCTGACCTACACGCGCAAGACCAACAGCATCACCTGGCAGGCCAACGGTGACACCGGGCCGGGGCCGGCCGTGGTGCTGGACCGCACGCGGTTCACACGCCTCGATTCGGCCAGTGCAGGCATGGGCGTGTACGTGACGCTGCGCCCGAACGGTGCGGGCACGCTGCCGACCACCGACACGACCGACACGTCGATCAACGTCGGCGCGCTGGGTAACGGCTACCACCCCTGCTGCCAGTTCATCACCGAGTGCTTCGCCGACTGGATGAAGCCGCTCCTGGGTCCCGGCTACAAGGTCATCGGCAAGTGGGCGACGAGCGGCAACCGCATCCAGAACGTCATCGACCAGCTCAACGACATCATCGCGGCCGGCCTGGACGAGGTGCTGCTGATGATCGGTACGAACGACATCGCCGCGGCGGGGAGTACGTTCGGCGGAGTGGTGTCCGGTCTCAAGCAGATCATCGACACGCTCAACAACGCGGGCATTCGCGTCACGCTGCCGGGCATCCTGCCGCGCGGCGACGCGGCTCTCACCGGTCAGATCCGCGCGGTCAATTCGTGGCTGCAGCAGTACGCCGCGGGTAAGCGGCTCGTGCGCTACATCGACACCTGGCAGGTACTGCTGAACACCACGATCAGCTACCCGTCGTCGTCGCCCTACGGCGTCGACACGACGATGTACAACACCACGGGCGGCAACTACATCCACCCGTCGCGCAAGGGCTCCTACGCGCTGGCCAAGTTCATCGCGGCGGCGATGCGCGATAGCCGCATGCCCACACGCTACGAAGACCCCGCGGACCTGTACAGCGCGTCGAACCCATTCGGCAACCTGATCACCAACCCGCAGATGCTCGTCGGGTCGACACGCACCGGCACGGTGGCGGGCGCGTTGATCAACAGCGGAACGGGGACGGTGGCGGGCAGCGTGCCCGACGACTGGTCGCTGTGGTGTCCGGCCGGCAGCGCGGGCTCGGCAACCGGCTCGATCGTCAGCCGCTCCAGCGTCGACGCGACCGACACGACGCTGGGCAACTACTGGAAGCT